CCTCGGTGGACATGGCGCGGTTTTCGGTCTCGGCGGCAGCGAGAACACCTTCAAGGTTCTGCTGGAGCTCCGCCCTTTTTTCTTCCAGTGCTTTGAGAGTCATGTTGTTACCTCCGTTTTATTTTTTGAGTGCGTTCACTCGCGCCAAATAGGCGGAGTTATCAAAAGACGGACGAGGCTGAACCTCCTCCGTTACTTTGACGATAGATTCCATTGTTCGGGTCTCGATCTCCACTTCCGCCTCCGCGCGGATCTCCACGCTGGTGGCGGAATAGCAGGGCTGTTTCTTCACCACGAGCGTCACATGGTCAAGGTCAAGCTCGCGAATATGCCTTACAGGAAGGCCCTCCGCCCGCTGTTCCAGCTCATCCTGCACGTTGTACATGCCGAAGCTCCAGCCGCGGATCTTACCCTGCTTGGCAAGGTCAATGAGCGTTTCATCCTGAATGAGCACATCCGCATGCAGGCCGATGTTGTCCTCATAAAGTTCCAGCGTCCCGGCATTGGTGCTGGCGTACACATGGGTGGAATCATGATCCACCGTTACCGTGATGTCCCCAGCCCTTGCAAGCGCCCGTTCAAAGGCGCGGGGTTCGATCTCCTCCAGCACTTTGCCGTGCGGAGTGATCACCGGGCGGCTCTTCTTCTCGGTCACGTTGACATAGCCGGAGATGTGCGCGCCGTCCGCTCTGATCTCAATTTTCACGAAATACCCTCCTTTCAGGCATCAAAAAAGCGCCCTGCTTTCGCAAAGCGCTTTCTATCGTCTCTGTTATTCGTCCTCCTCATCACCCTGCGGCAAGGCGGAAAGGCTGCCTTCCTCCATGCTGCCGGCTTTGTTGGTGTTGGGCGTGTAAATCACCTTGGTTTTCGGATCATACAGCACATCCTGCAGCCCGAGCTTGACCCAGCTGAGCCCCAGCGGCGGCAGATCCTCTTCATACCTGACCTCATCGATCTGCATGAAGTTCGCATCCAGCGCCGTGCGGTATGCCGCAAATCGGGACTGCATATCCCCCTTCAGCAGCTGCTTGGTATCAAAGGCCCAGTAAAACTCGCCTTTCTCCTTCTCCAGTAAGAGATCCTTGTTGAGCGCACACTCGATCACCTTCATCAGCGGGATCGCCGCAAGCTTTGCCAGACTTGCAATGTCCTTCTCCTTGCCCGCCATCGCATCCACAGAAATATGGAAGATCTTCGCAAACTCTCCGGCATTGGTCAACTTGTTTTCATTGAGCTGCATCTCCACCGCTGTGTTGGAAGATTCCTTAAAGGTCACACCGTTGTTGAGCACGATGGCATTATCCGAATCCGAACTGTACAGCGTGTTGAATGCCTTCTTCAGCGCATCCATCTCCGGCTGTCCCAGCTTGCGGTCCGACTGCAAAAATCCCTTTTTGTTGCCGCCCTTCTTCACGAGGTAGCCCTCGAACACGAGAGTCTGATACGCCGTTTCGAGAAGCTTGCTGTTCTCCTCAGTGATGGGCGTGCCGGTGGCGCCGTCTTTGGTGTTCCTGAGGATCTTAAGGAAATCAAAAGATCGGTATTTGTCCCCGTTCACGAGGATCTCAAACTCCTTCATGATGGGATCTGTGTTCTTGTTGATGGTCACATAGGTATCTTCCACATAGTGAAGCCCTGCAACCATCCCTTTGCTCTTTCGGATATAGGCGTATGCGCCCTTGCCCACATAGTAGTCGCGGATCATAGCGTGCCAAAACTCGTTGGCGTTTAGGGAATCACCGGTCTCATCGTTGAGGAGCCGCACGCGCGGATCTTCCTTGACCTCTTCGGCCTTGCCGTTTTTGTCCCGATAAAGCTTGATGGGCGTGCCTGCCACGATGTTCGCGATCAGATCGATGCCGCCGGACACCGTAGGAATCTGCAGCGCCTTTTCGCGGGTCATCGTTTCAGATCCGAACAGCGCTTTCAGCAGCGGATCTTCAGACTGTACCGCTTCCGCACGATTTTCCCGTCTGAATCTGTCCAAAACTCCCATAGTTCCTCCTCTACATCTGCACTACAAATGCATTGATGCCGTACAGCATATCCTGCTCGATGAGATAGGTCGCGTTGATAAGCGCCACCACCATATCCACCTTGCCGGATGACTTTTTCTTGTTCACATATTTGTTCAGGTTGGTATCTTCCGAACATCGAGCGTTCTGGAAGTTGATCTCGAGCAGTCGGTTCGCGTCATAGCGGAAGGACTTGTCCAATATCATCTCTTTGAGCAGCTTGGTGGGCGGATGCAGCACGGAAGAGTGCTGACGGATCTCCACGCACTCGATGCCCTCCGCCTCCAGTTTCTGCACGGTGGAAAGCGCATTGTATCGGTCGTAGCCCAGCTGGATGATCTCCACGCCGTATTTCTCCGGCAGATCGAGAATGAACCGCTCCACGAATCCGTAATCAATGACCTCTTCTCCGCAAAGGAAGCAGCTGCCCTCCGCAACAAGCTTGCGATAATCCACACCTTCCTTGTTGCTCTTGACATCCACGCGATCAGCAGGAAGAAACCCCCATACCTTCGCACACAGGATCCCATCTGCCTCCGTTACCATCGCAAGGGCGGTATTGTCATCCGTCTGCGAAAGGTCAAGCCCCAGCCACACGCGCTTGCCGCGCCAGAAAGCGAGATCTTCCCTGATCCTGCACTTCTGCACCTTCTGTACATCAATAAAGCCCTCTACGCCGAGGCCTTTGTACATGATATTGCAATGCTTACAGAGGAAGTTCTCCCGCTTATTCTCATACAAGACCGCGATATCGCGAAGGTCCCGTATAGAACGGAAGATCTCCCGGTTGTTCACCGCCACCGGATTCGCCTGATAGATAACAAGATCGTCCTTCTCCCAGCGTTTTACAAGGGTATCGTCCGGCTCATACAGGAGCGCGAACACATCTTCCTTGTCCAACACCCCATCCAGGCACTTCTTGGCGATGTCGATCTCATCGATCATCACGTTGTTGTCATTGGGATACTGGGTGGAAATGATGATGCCGAGCTTATTTTTGATCGTGATCTGCGAGGATCTCATGGCTTCCACGGGGTAGCTGTCCAGTGCACCCGCTTCGTCCGCAAGGAAGATGTTCGCCAGGCGGCCGTCCATGCCATCATTGGAATACGCCAGCGGGGTATATTCATTGTCGTTGATAAGACAGGTGATCATATCGCGGTTGATCTTAAAATGTTCCACCAGCACCGGTGATACTTTGATGATCTTCCTGACCGCAAGCCGAAGCTCCGAGGACAGCTTGTAGTCCGGCGCCACGGAGAAAAAGCGCGAGAACTGCGGCTCGATCAACATCCCGATGATGAAGATCACCGCCGAGTTGAATGTCTTGAAGTTCTTTCGGGCGATCTCAAGCAGCGCGGTTTGGTACCATCTTCGCCCATCCTCGCGGGATTTGGTGCAGAATACCGCAACGATCAGGAACCAGGCATAATCCTCCAGCCCTTCATACATGCTGCAATGCAGATCCGGGTGGATCATCAGCTTCAGGATCTTGCATATCTTCCGATATGCCTTTTCTGAGACATGCGCTTGCTTGTGTTTGCCCTCCGCGATTCGGATCCACGCCTTAGCCTGCAGGCGGACATATTTCCCCACCTGCTTATTGCCGGGCTTCGCGCACCATTTTGCATACTGGTACGCGCGGGTCTCTTTAATCATCCGCGCTCAGCGCTTCCAACAGAGGATCCTTCTTCTTGCCCGCCGCCTGTGCCGCGATGCTGCCCAGCTTCGCACGCGCCTGAGGAGACAAGCACAGCTCATTGCAGCCACGCCAAAGGTCACTCTGGAGTTTTGCACGAGTGCTCTGCAAAGAGGAATCTCTCAAAAGGTCGATGTCATCATTTACGAGCCGGTTGATCTGCCGCAGGCGGTCGATCGCGATCGCTGTGCTCTCCAATACGAACACATCCATGCGGCCGAGGATATCCGCACTCTCCAATCCTTCCACGATGAAGTCGAAGATCGCCGCCTGATCCTCTGTCAGATGCTCCGGCGGCTCGGGCTTCACGGTGCCGCGAAGATGCTCCTCCACTTCCGTTCTGATCTCGGCCTCGGCGCTGGCAATCGCGCCGCTTTTCACTTTTACTGACTTCGCAGGCCTTGCCATGCTATCACTCCTTAATTTTCATTTCTAAAACTTTTTACGAAGGGGGGTGGCTAAGTGGTGTTGAACCATTTCCACAGGTTTTTGCCCCTATCCCGGGGGGTATCCGGGTCAAATTGTGAAGAAACTCCCTCCCGATCGCACCGCACTCGGCCTTCTCGTGGCAGGTGCCGCACAATGTGATGAGGTTATCATCCGCAAGGGCCAGCTCCGGCTCTTCTTCAATCGGGATGATGTGGTGCACCTCCAGCCCTTCGCCCTTCAGCAGGCCCTGCGCAAGGCAGGCCCGGCACAGGTGTATGTCCCGTTCGCGGATGCACTCACGCTTCTTCTGCCACTTGTAGGAGGAGCGGAACTGCTCCGCCTCCCGGCTGCCAACCTTCTTGCGGACAGGCCGCCTACCGCAGTCATGATCCGCAGGGTGCACCCTTCCGCAATACTGGCAGGATCTCAACCGCGCCATGCTGGATACTTGCATCGAGGAAGCTTGCACTTCTGCGTTCCTCGGTTATAATGCTTGCACTCCTTGCAACTCTTGGGAGTGCTGGTAAATACAATTTTCAACTGAAATCACCTCGATTTTTTTGCAAAAGAAAATCCCTCTGAAATGCGTAAAATTAACATTTTACCATTGACATACGTATTAACACGTATTATAATAACATAACAAGGAGGGATGCCATGAACAAACGCGAACTGGTCAAACTGCTAAAGCAGAACGGTTGGGAGATTACTTCCGGCAGCCGCCATGATTTAGCGACAAACCCTGATCGGCCCGGTGTCAAGCTTACGATTCCACGACACACGGAGCCGAACAAGTACACCATTGAAGGAATTCTCAAGGCGGCGGGGCTGAAATAGCCCCTTATCCGCTTGGATATAATTGTGCATAGTAAATCGTATTGTTACTGAAAGGAGTTACTCATGAAGTACGTATATACTGCAATTTTTACCCCCGTAGAAGACGGTTATTCGGTTTGCATCCCGGATCTTCCCGGCTGTATTACCGGCGGTCAGGGTATGGCGGAAGCCATCCAAATGGCAGATGATGCCGGTTGTATGTGGCTTTGGGATGCAGAAAATAACAAAGAATCTATTCCCAGTGCAACCCCTATTGAGCAGGTTGTCGTTGAACCCGGCCAAATCAAAACCATGGTATTACTGGATACCGATGAATATCGCAGGGTCAATGATAACCGTGCAATTAAAAAGACCCTTACTATTCCGAGTTGGTTAAATACCATGGCAGAACGTGCCGGTGTCAATTTCTCGCAGATCCTTCAGGAAGGACTGAAGGCGAAGCTTGGGATCTCTTAACATCAAAAACTCCGAGTAATCGGAGTTTTTTTATAAAGAATCAAAATTCACCTAAAAGTGGGGAGCAATAAATACTGCGATCATGTTACTCTAATAAAAAATTTGAAAGGAGCTCTTTTATGCCCAAGTTTCGCAAGTACAAATTGATTACCGGTTATGGCGGTCATGCGCTTACACCATGTGACCCCATAGTGATCTATGTACCCGATGAGTCTGATGCAGGGATTGATGAAGTTGTCGCCTACGCTAATGCGAACTTTTATGCTCCAAAGGACGAACCCTACTTTTTCCCGGAGGGTGGCGACATCCAAACTCTTGAACTCACCATGGAAGAAACCGCAAAGATCTTACCCACAAAGCATCACTATAAACCATAAAATGAAACCGCAGTCCTTTCGGGCTGCGGTTTTCACTTGCAGGAGGAGACCCGCTGCAGAAGAAGATCATTTGATACTTTCTGCAGGATACAGTTTAACATAGGTCAATGGTGCCATTGGGTGCCATCTTTTTAAAAACCGCCTCATTGATTTTGTAGCAATGACGTTTCCCATAATTCGCCTTGTCTGCCACCTGCGTCCAGCTGAGCCCATCCACATAGCGGAGTCGGATCACCTTAGCCTGCTGCTCCGGCAGTGAGGCAATAAACTCCTCCACCGCCTCCATCAGGCGCTCCGCACGGATACGCTCCTCGTTCCTTCGCGCGATCAGTTCCATGTACTCCGCCATCTGTTCGGCAAGTTTGTCCTTTACCGCACCGCCTCCGGGCGCGAGGGACAGCGCTTGAGTCGTGCTCTCCATCGCGCTTTTTAACTGCTCGATCTCCTCATCAAGCCGTTTGATCTTCGCCTGTCTCCCCCTGCTCTGCTTAAGCTCCTGTATCGTCGTGGTCATCACCCCCGAAGCGATGAAGTTTCATCGTGTTATCGATCCAACCGGCAAATGCCCCCTCGTCATCTACCAGCACTGTGGCATTGAAAGAAGCGACATGATCCTCCGGACGCATGGCGTACAACACCTGCTTTCGGATCCGGAAGCAATCGATGAGGTATGTGATCCCCATCGCGATAGTTGCGCTCAGGATACCAAGAATGTATTCAACCATAATTCCGCCTCCGGAAGGTCGCAAAACTCTTCCCCGTTCACACCCACGATCAGGATCGTGCCTACAAAGGGAATCCCGAAGAGGTCGCAATTCTCCGGAAGCCCTAAAAGCCTTCCTTCCTCGTTGCAGATGATACAAGCGTCCGTTGCGAATGTAACAGTTTCGATATAGCCGCCTACTTCCTTCTGCAATGCGTCAAGAGTATTCGGAATCTCGATCAACTTTGTGTATTCGCCGGGATGCTTCCTCACTACTCGCATCGGTTCACGCTCCTTTCCGGATCAAAGCCATCCGGATACCGCCTTCGCAGTTTTTCGATATTGTGCTGTCCGATTTCCTCAAGTGTTACACCAAGTCCTGCAGCTGCCTCACAGCAATACCACAGTACATCACCGATCTCATCGATCAATTTATTTCGATCGAGGTCGTGCCCCTGAAAGAGAAATTTTTTCACAATATCGGCACACTCACCCGCTTCACCCGCAAGTCCGATCACGCCGTTAAGGATTTTCGCGGCACAATGATTGATCTCGAGCAGGCTTTTCCCGCTGCTGGTTCTCTGCGCAAGTTCCTGATATTCGTTCAGTGTCATATGTTTCCCCTTCCCGTCTCCAGAGCCATCCCGCTCTGCAGCTGCATAAAATTCTCCCGCACCTGAGGCGGCAGCCTGTCCGCCTCCTGCTTGCGGTTCATGTTGGCTTCATACAAGCGCACAAATTGCCCGCGGATCACATCAGGGTTCTCGCTCAAGCACATGTCCTCATACCCCATGCGTTCCATCACCGCAAACACTTCCGGCGGTAAATTCTCCTTGGCTCGGGTCTTGTTGTAAAAGCCGTATTTGCTGATCGCTTTCCTCGCAAGCCCCCAAGCCTCGCTGGTATCCATGTGATTGTCTTGAAGCTTCACTAACCACCCTTTTATGTCGGACACCGCAGGCGGAAACGGCGATGTAGACGCATGGGCCTGCAATCCCACCTGCGCCACGGAAAACGGCACATCAGCAAGCATTGCCGCCCATACCGATATGATCTCGGGCGTAGCGTTGGCGAACGCTTCATCCCGCGGATAGAGCGCGGATATCATCGCGAAAAACTTCGCGGTCTCTGCCTTCGTCATGCTCTTTCCTCCTTCGGCGGAGCCGGCAGCGGCATCCAGTAGGAAACAGGGTATGGAGTAAACTCTTCGTCATGCCACATATCGCCATCCCAGTACAAGGTGGTCGATGCAGTCGCTCCCTCCACCACCACGATATACTCTTCCGGTGCGTCTTTCGTGCCCTTCAGCGGGTGCATATTACTCCTGATCCAGTTCATCTTCCCGCCTCCGTTCACGTTCTTCCTCCTCAAAGGTTTCATACAGCCGTTGAAGGTTTGAAAAACGTCCTCCTCCGGCATTCTCCACCGTCAGCTCATCCTCCCAGCGGCGCTGGTTCAGCCAGGTCGCAGGGTTAGGGATATACCGCCCATTCTCCCGCTGCCACTGTACAGATCGCCTTGCGGCACTGATAGCAGCCAGCATTTGTGTGAGCAGTTCCCCTCCCGGCTTCAGCCGTTTCCAAACCTTTTCCGCCTCCCCCTTGCCCACTTTCTTTGGGTACGCCTGCCAAAACTCCGCAAACAGATCGCGCGCGCACGCCCGTTGGGATTGGGATTCGGATTCGATTTTGGATTCGGATTGGATTGGATTGGATTCTAGCGGCAATCTGCCGCAGTTTGCCGCAACTTGCGGCGAATTGTCAGAATCTTCTATCCCGGGGTATTTGGGTTTGACATCGCGGATGCGTTGATGCTGAGCCCAAGTCG